GAGAATTTCCGTGCTAGGATGTGCGGAATGAAGGAAAAACTGACATCCGCTAAGGCGGCGCATGATCCAAATAGCAGGATCAATCTTGCGCTGAAGAAGTGGAATGTTAAGTGTTGAATGGTCTGAAATAATGTCAGTAAAGCCTCAGAACTCTGGTCTTTGGGGCAGGGCCAAGGCTGCTGCTCGGGCCAAGTTTGATGTGTACCCTTCTGCCTATGCGAATGCATGGGCGTCGAAGTGGTACAAGTCGCATGGCGGCAAGTGGTCTGGCTCGGACAACCGTGTCGCCAAGGCATCTGGAGGCGGGCTAGGAAAGTGGTTCGCTGAAGACTGGCGAGATGTGAAGACCGGCAAGGAATGTGGTAGGATCGAAGGAGAGAAGGGCAAGCGTCCGTATCCTGCCTGCCGTCCTGCCTCCGCTGCTTCGTCCATGACGAGCGCAGAGAAGAGGACGATGGCACGAAAGAAGACCGGCCCCGCTCGCAGATCGTGGCCTGTTTCTCCCTCTGGAGAGAAGAAGGAAGACTGAAATGCAGCTTATCAGTACATCCGTGACAGGTGTCGGCAGTAGCTCTGTCGAGGCTGTGTCCTACTTCACGAACCCGTTCAACATCGGTCTTGCTGCGGTTCTCACCGGGGCAGCGACGTTCACGGTCGAGTACTCCCTCGATGATCCGATGGAGTACGGATATTCTGCCTCCAGCGCTAACTGGTTCCCCGTGACTGGCCTCTCCAGCGTGTCGGCATCGACGGCTGCTGCCCTGACGGTTCCCTGCCGCGCAGTTCGCGTGACGATTGCTTCTGGCACGGGTGCTGTTACTCTCTACGTCCAGCAGGCTGGCGTTCGCTAAGAGGTAGCCATGTCCACCAGCGGCACATACACCTTCAATCCGTCGCTGGGCGAACTGACCCTGTATGCGTTCAACCTGTGTGGGATCAGGAACACAGCTCTGCTTCAGGAACACATGGAATCGGCTCGGATGGCATCGAACCTGATGCTGTCCCGCTGGTCCAACCAAGGTGTGAACCTGTGGAAGGTTGATCTCGTCACGCAGGCTCTGACAACTGGGACATCCACATACAGCGTCGATGCGGACACGGTTGTGATCCTCGACGCCTATGTGACTGTCAACCAGTCTGGCAGCGACATTGATCGCATCATCATGCCGATCAGCCGCACGGAGTACGCAAGCTATCCCAACAAGGAGCAGCAGGGTTTTCCGACTGTCTTCTGGTTCGATAGGCTCTTGTCTCCTACGGTCACGATCTGGCCTGTTCCAGATACGTCTACTGGCCCGCAGTATCTCAAGTACTACAGAGTCAGGCGCATCGAGGACTCCAACTTCACCAATGGTCAGCAGCTAGACATCCCGTATCTTTGGATGGAATGCTACGCATATGGTCTAGCGCAGCGTCTTGCGATGGTTTGGGCTCCTGATAAGGTTGCGCTACTGAAGCCTATGGCTGATGAAGCTTATGCAATTGCCGCTGATCAGAACATCGAGACCGCGCAGCAGTACATTTCTCCTATGGTTTCTGGCTACTTCCGTCCGTAAGGAGGCGTCATGGGCTACGCTTCACGGTCTGGAAGGGCAAGAACCAGTTCAAGAGATCCGCGCGCTTTCGCTGTCTGTGATCGTTGTGCCATGTGGTACAACCATCATCAGCTTCGCTGGCAGTTCGATTGGGCTGGTGCATCGCTGATCAACAAGCGGATGCTTGTTTGCAATACCTGCTACGATCAGCCTCAGAATCAGCTTCGCGCCATCGTCGTCCCGGCAGATCCGACTCCGATTGTCAATCCGCGCACGGAGCCGTATGCCTACGACAGTTCCAACAAGCGTCAGGTCTCTGGCTACAACACGACTAATGCCTCCACGGGCATTCCTGTTCCCGGTGGCGCTACTCGCGTCACTTCTGCTGGCGGGGCGGCTACAACTGATCCTCGCGTCACCCAGACAACGGGTGAAGGGGCTGGCGGCACGAACCAGCTTCCCGGCACAGATCCCAATGCAGTCACCTATCGCACGATCACCAATGCCGTTGACAATGGCTCTGGCTTTATCAGGCTTACGGTCGCCACGACGAATGGCATGATCACAAATCAAAGCGTGACCGTTCGTGAGGTTGATGGTGTGTCTGCTGCGAATGGGAACTGGACTATCACGGTAGTGAACAGCACGCAGATCGATCTTCAAGGGTCTGCATTTTCGGGTTCCTACGCCTCTGGCGGGTATGTTATCAATAACCCGAGCCTGCCATACGGCTTCACCGAGATCCCAAGGACCGGACCCCTCTATGGCTGAGATCCAAATCCCCAATCTTCCCGTCGCTGTCGCCCTGAATGGGACGGAACAGGTCGAGGTTGTCCAGTCCGGTACGTCGCGCCGCGCCACGACGCAGCAGATTGCCGATCTCAAGGGTGTTGGTCCTACTGGTCCTACTGGAACGATGGGGCCGACAGGCCCGACCGGGCCGACTGGTCCTACTGGCGCGGCATCGACCGTTGCTGGCCCTACAGGCCCGACAGGAGCTACCGGACCCACCGGACCTACAGGAGCTACTGGTCCAACTGGCTTGGCTGGTCCAACTGGCCCTACAGGCTCTGTTGGTGACACCGGCAACACGGGTCCTACGGGTCCTACGGGTCCTACTGGCCCGACAGGATCGATTGGCATCACGGGGGCAACTGGCCCCACCGGCCCAACCGGCTCGACCGGCTCGACCGGCTTGACTGGCCCCACAGGTCCAACTGGCCCAACGGGAGCAACAGGTCTGACCGGCCCCACAGGCCCCACAGGCCCGACCGGAAGCACGGGGGCAATTGGCCCGACTGGCCCTACCGGCCCGACAGGCGCAACTGGACTCACCGGATCAACTGGACCTACTGGACCGACCGGAGCAACTGGTGCAGGCGGAACGCTTGGATATTACGGAGCGTTCTACAGCGAAGATGATCAGACTGCTGCTGCTACAAATACAGCATATGCGATGACTCTTGATACAACATCAGAGGCCAGCGGAGTTTCAATTGTATCTAATTCAAGAATTACTTTTGCAAATGCTGGCACTTACAATGTTCAGTTTTCCGCTCAATTCCGAAATACTGGCGGGGGTGGATCTGGAAATACCGTAAATATCTGGCTAAGTAAAAATGGGACAAATGTTGTCGCAAGTGACACTAGGCTTACTGTCCCTTCAAATGCTCCATATGTCGTTGCCGCTTGGAATTGGGTTATAAGTCTTGCTGCAAATGATTATCTTGAAATAATTTGGTCTACAGACAACACAGCAATTCAGTTGGAGACAGATCCTTCCGGTGTAATTAATCCATCCATTCCGTCGCTAATTGTTACCGCTCAACAGGTGATGTACACTCAGCTTGGACCTACAGGCCCCACAGGTCCGACTGGTCTGACTGGCCCTACTGGACCAATCTATGGGTCTCGCGTTGTGGCCTTGGCTGATGCGACATCTGTCACGTTTGATGCAGACACGACAGACATGGCAACTCAGGCCAATACTCAGGCCACGGGAACTCTGACCGTCAATGCTCCTACTGGCACAATCTACAACGGTCAGAAGATCATGTTCAGACTTAGATCCACAAATGTTCAGACATTCTCTTGGAATGCTGTGTTTGCCGGATCTACTGAAATTTCCCTGCCAACAGTATCTAGCGGATCAAGCAAGTACGACTACATGGGCTTCATCTACAATTCTACATCGTCCACTTGGCAGATCATAGCCAAGGCTTTCGGCTACTGATTGGCGGGGATAGAGGATGATCAAGATCAGCTTCTCAAAGGGTACTGCTCCTCTGGAGTACAATGACGCATTGTATTTCACGGAGGAAGAGTACGCATCTATGTCCCCTGAGGACATTGAGAAGATCAAGGATGAGCGTTACCAGCGGTGGTATGACATCGTGACGAATCCAGCGCAGGCATCTGACATCCCGCCCGAGGTGACTGATGGCTAACAGGTATTGGGTTGGAGGCACGGCAAACTGGGACGGCACCGCTGGGACCAAGTGGGCGCTAACCTCTGGTGGCTCTGGTGGTGAAGCTGTTCCGACATCGGCGGATGATGTTTTCTTTGATGGTAATTCAGGGGCAAATACTGTTACTATTTCTACTGGAAATACTGGGTCAAAAAGCATTAATTGCACAGGATTTACGGGGACACTCAACGGTACGGCTGCAATTACAATTTCATCTTGCTCCATGACTCTTGTGTCAGGAATGACATATTCATATACCGGAACAATAACTTTTCAAACTGCTTCAGGAACATTGACAAGTGCGGGGAAAACTTTTGCAAATATTACACTTACTCTAGGTGGTGCCGTAACATGCACATTGGGTGATGCCCTTACATCTACCGGATCTATATCACACACAAATGGAACATTTAATCTAAATAATTTTACGTTAACTTGCAATTCATATAGCAGTTCTTCTGCAAACGCTAAAACTTTAGCTTTTGGAACGGGAAATATTACGGCAACTGGAACTGGTACTGCTGTATCATTTACTCAGGGATATCCAACTGTGACTGGAACGCCAATAATTAATGTAACAAATTCAACAGCAACAGCAACTACAGTAATCGCTGGAGTTTTTAGTGAAGGAAATTCTATAAGTTATAATTTTACATCAGGAACATATTCATTGACATTTCTTGCCACAACAACACATACGGCAAGAAATGTAGATTTTACTGGATTTGCCGGAACTTGGGAGGCAACCTCCACGGCAACAATTTATGGAAATCTAAAACTTTCCAGCGGAATGACTTTGACATCTAGTGCAAGTGCCATGACTCTTGGTGCCACTAGCGGCACTCAAAATATAACATCTAACGGAAAAACTATAGATTTTCCAATTACAATGAACGGTTCTGGTGGGACATTCAAGCCACTAGATACATTCACACTCGCTTCCGCAAGGACTCTGACACTTACCGCAGGCACACTTGATCTAAGTGCTGCCTCTGTATCCACGGGTCTTTTTGATGGTAGTGGCACAGGAACAAGGGCAATAGCCTTTGGGTCAAACAGTATCACAGTCACGGGAAATGGAGGAACAGTTGTAAACGTAGGTGGAGCCTCTGGATTCACTTACACGGGAACATTTAACATTACATCAAATTACACGGGTTCTACTGGAACTAGAACTTTTAATGCGAATCTTATTGGGACGGGGGTTTATCCTACACTTGCAACTAGCGGTGCAAATATTAACATTGGAACTGTGGCAACAGACATTGTTTCCCTTACCGGATCTTGGGGGAATATTGATTTTACAAATTATACTCAAAGCCTTGCAAATGCAACAAGAAGTTTGTTTGGAAATATTACTTTCTCTTCTGGAATGACTATTTCTTCTGGAACAAGTGTAACGACATTTGCGGCAACAAGCGGAACGCAGAATATTACAAGCAACGGTCAAACACTTAACTTCCCACTTACCTTCAATGGTGTTGGAGGAACATTTAAGCCTCTTGATGCGCTTACTGTTGGATCAACTCGTACAACAACGCTAACAAATGGAACATTGGATCTGAGCGCAGCAAATTTTTCAACTGGATTGTTTTCTAGCTCTAATTCCAACACAAGAACAATTGCTTTTGGAAGTAATTCTATTACAGTTTCTGGAACTGGGGCTGCTTGGGCAACTAGCCCAGTTACTAATTTTACAACAACCGGAACTCCGGTGGTTAATGTAACAAATTCTACTGCAACTGCAACTTCAGTTACTCCCGGCTCAATGTCTGAAGCAAACTCAATTAGTTTTAATTTTACTGCCGGAACGTATGTTTTGACATTTTTGCTCGGAAGTGGTCATTCTGCAAAAAATGTAAATTTTACTGGATTTTCTGGATCATGGAGTCCATCAAATGTATCCGCCGCACTTTATGGAAATATTGTTTTTTCTCCTACAATGACAATCACATCTGGATCTACCCTAAACTTTAGGAGAACTTCTGGAACTCAAAATATAACAACAAATGGAAAAATAATAAATTTTTCCATTAGCTTTAACGGGGCGGGAGGAATATTTAAACCTCTTGACGCCCTAACTATGGAGTCAAGTCGAGTTACTACGCTTACGAATGGAACTCTTGATTTAAATGGAAATACATTTACAGTCGGAACTTCTTTTGCCACGGGATCTGGAACAAAAAATCTTACATTTAATGGCGGAACCTTGGTATGTCCAGCGGCAACTGCTACTGCATTTAACAACGCTCAGCCAACTAATTTTACAACTACGGCAGGTACTGGTACTGGCAAAATTTCCATGACTGCTGCTACGGCAAAGACATTTGTTGGTGGTGGCGGCACATACAATTGCACTTTGTCAAATGATGGAGCTGGCGTGCTCACCATTACAGGAAGCAATACAATAACTACGATTGCAAATGGTGTTCAGCCAACAACATTTACATTTACTTCCGGCACAACAACTACAATTGCCAACTGGAATGTTTCTGGCACATCTGGGAATCTTGTCACAATTGGAAGCGACACATCATCTTCGCATACTTTGTCTAAGTCAATTGGCATAGTTTCGGCAAACTATTTGTCTATCAGCTACAGCACCGCTACTGGTGGAGCGACATGGTACGCTGGAGATCAGAGCGTCGATGGCGGAAACAATAGTGGCTGGATATTTACTCTTCCAAACTACTCAAACTTCACACCATTCTTTAGTTAAGGGGGAAAAATGAAAATCTGCGTCTATGCAATCAGCAAGAACGAAAAGCACTTTGTCGAGAGGTTTTGCAACTCGGCAAGGGATGCTGATCTCGTAATGATTGCCGATACCGGCAGCACGGATGGTACGGCTGAAGAGGCTCTCAGGTGCGGGGCAGTCGTTCACGACATCTGCATCACACCTTGGCGATAAGATCATCAAGACCTGACGAAGGAGCAGTAGCCCCATGCGAGTCACCGTCATCTTCTCCGACGCCACCGTCTATGTCGACGGCGAGGCGCGTCAGGTCGCGCTCCCGGCGCATGATCCGAACTGGCACGCGCTGCAATGGAGCGGCGAGTTTGGTGACGTCGAGGTGCGCGTCGGCGCTGCCTACATGATCACCGACCCAGCCATCGTCGAGCCGTTCGTTGCCGCGTGGCGCGCAGCGGTTCCCGCCCCGGCGTCTCCCTCGGGGCAGCCGGCGACCGGCGTCGAGGAGATGTGACGTGGACCAGCAGGCTTTCGCTGCGCTCGGGCAGTCGTTCGTTCGCTACGTCTGCGCGCGCGGCGAAGGCCTGCTTCGCCACCAGCACGACGTCGATCACCTGACCATCGTCGCCGCAGGCCGGATCGTGGCGCGCACCGACGAGCGGGTCGTGGAGCGAGGCCCAACCGATCCGCCGATCCTGTTCCGCGCCGGGCGCGCGCATGAGGTTGAAGCCATTGAGGACGGCACCGTGTTCATTAACGTGTTTGACGGGGCTGCAAAATGAAAATTTGCGTTTATGCTATAAGTAAAAATGAAAAGCACTTTGTCGAGCGATTTTGCAACTCGGCAAAGGATGCCGATCTGATCTTGATTGCAGATACCGGAAGCACGGATGGTACGGCTGAAGAAGCTGCGCGGTGCGGAGCGGTTGTTCACGACATCTGCATCACACCTTGGCGATTCGATCTGGCGCGGAATGCTGCCCTCGCCTTGATCCCTCGCGACATCGACATTTGCATCAGCCTTGATCTAGACGAGGTCATGGAACCGGGCTGGCGCGAAGAGATCGAGCGTGTGTGGAAGCTGGGAGAGACCACTCGCCTCCGATACATGTTCGACTGGGGATGCGGCATCAAGTTCATGTACGAGAAGATCCACGCTCGTCATGGCTATCGCTGGCATCATCCCTGCCATGAGTATCCCGTGCCAGATGGTCGCATCACCGAGAACTGGGCGCAGACAGAGAAGCTTTTGGTCAGCCATCATCCTGACCCGACCAAGAGCCGGGGGCAGTACCTCGACCTGCTTTCCCTGTCCGTGCAGGAAGATCCTGAATGCCCGCGCAATGGCTTCTACTACGCTCGCGAACTGACGTTCCACGCTCTCTGGGACGATGCCATCAAGGCTCTGAAGAGCTATCTGGACCTTCCGGGCGCGACATGGCCCAACGAGCGGTGCTATGCGATGCGCCTGCTCGGGAAGTCCTACAACGAGCTAGGTGACCAGTATCAGGCAGAGCATTGGTACGTCCGTGCAGCGGCAGAGGCTCCCAACACGCGCGAGCCTTGGTGCGAGCTTGCCATGCTGATGTACCGGCAGAGTCGATGGGAGGAGTGCTTCGCCTTCTCGATGCGCGCCCTGAAGATCGTCAATCGCGATCTGGTTTACACTTGCGATCCAGAGGTCTGGGGGCATTGGCCGCACGATCTGGCTAGCATCTCGGCTTGGCAGATTGGTATGCATCAGGTCGCTCTAGAGCAGGCGAAGCTTGCCGTCGAGAAGACGCCCAATGATATTCGACTCGTCGGAAATTTGCGGTATATCGAAGACCACATGGCAAGCCCAGAGAAGAAGGTAGCCTAGTGTCATGGAACCCCAGTCCCTCCTGAACATCGGTGTTGGCGTCATTCTGGCGGGGATCGGATGGTTCTCGCGTCAAATTTGGGAAGCCGTCAACGAGCTTCGCAGAAATGTCCATGAGATCGAGGTTGATCTCCCCAAGAGCTACGTTCGCAAGGATGAATTCGCAGACAGCGTAAAAGAGATTAAGGCAATGCTTGAAAAGATATTTGATAGGTTGGAAAACAAAGCAGACAAGCATTGAGGTAAAAATGCCTACGCAGGAAGATAAGCAGGCTGCAATGAGCGAGGCAATGGCTGCCTCCGCATCAAAGGGCGCTCTTGTGGAAAAGGTAGTTTTTGCGGCGGTACCAATTCTGTTTTCTTGTGTTGTGTACCTGATGACATCGCTCTCGTCCGCCCATAACGAAATAATTGTTCTCAAGAGCAAGATAGCGGTTGTTGTCAATGCCGAGAACAAGGCGATTCCTCCGCAGGGAACCACAATTGACATGGCTCAGATTAGAGAGGTTCTGAGCGACAAAATTGACAAGGTTGATCGAGATGCAGCACTTGCTAGAGCTGCCATGACGCTTGATAGGGAAAAGTCTATGGCTGCAATAGATAAGTCTCGACTCGAAATGGCTGCTGACGCTGCTGCTGCTAGGGCTGCCATCAGGCATGAAATAATTTTGATTAAAGCTGAGTTGGAAAAAAGAATTGTTGTCTTGGAGAAGGGGTTTAGGTGATGGACTTCATGAAGATCATTGGTGCAGTTGCGCCTAGTCTTGCAACCGCTGTGGGTGGGCCAATCGGTGGCATGGCAGTCAAGTTCATCACGGATGCTCTGGGTATCCCCAGCGATTCGTCCAAGGATGACATCGCCAAGGCTATCAACAATGCCACGCCAGATCAGCTTGTTGCCCTGAAGAAGGCAGAGAACGACTTCACCGTTCGCATGAAGGAGCTTGATATCGATCTGGAGCGGATCGCATCCGGCGACAGGGATAGCGCGCGCCGCCGCGAGTCTCAGGTCAGAGACTGGATGCCCCGCATCCTCGCTTTCGTCATCGTGGCCGGTTTCATGGGAACGGTCTTCATGGTGCTGCTTGGTTACGTCGAGGGCATGAAAGATCCCTTGATGGCAACCACAGTCGGAACTCTGATCGGCTTCGTTTCTGCAAAAGCTGAGCAGGTCATCGCTTACTATTTTGGCAGCAGCAACAGCAGTCAGCAGAAGACTGCTCTTCTCGCGGAGAAGAGGTGATGCGTAGCTTTCATGGCGAGGCGCGGAAGATCACCACAGATGAGATCGACGCTCTCGCCAACCATCTGGAGATCGAGCCTGCTGCCTTTCGTGCGGTGATTGCCGTCGAGGCTGCTGGCTCCGGGTATGATTCCAAGGGCAGGCCCAAAGCTCTCTTTGAGCGGCACTACTTCTACAAGTATGTCTTCGACAGGCCGGTTCTGCTGGCGCGGGCTATGGAAGCTGGTCTTGCTTATAAGGCTTGGGGCATGAAGCCCTATCCGAAAGGTTCTGATGCGGTTTACGACGAGATCCAGCGAGCCTGCGAGATCGATGAACATGCTGCCCTGATGTCTACGTCATGGGGGCTAGGTCAGATCATGGGATCGAACTTTCGGATGGCTGGATGCAAGTCTGTTGAGGATATGGTTGACGAAGCTATGGCATCCGAAGCCAACCAGCTTCGCCACATGGGCGAGTTCATCCGAAGTGCCAATCTGATCCGTCCTCTGAAGTTCAAGGATTGGGCGGCATTCGCCAAGGGCTACAATGGCCCCGGCTACGCACGGAATGCCTATGACACGAAGCTTGCGGAAGCTTATACGAGGCTATCCGCAAAGACTTGAAGCTGCTAGACTGAGGGGGAAACGGAGCCGCAGATGACAACCGGCCTTACCTACACTCAGTATGTGACGCAGATCGCTACCTTGGCTGTGGTCGAGGAGACTGATCCTGCGTTCGTGACGATCCTTCCGCAGATGATCACCTATGCGGAGAACAGGATCTATCGCGATCTTGACTTCCTGTTTACTTCAATTGCCAACACAAGTTACGGAACAACAGTTGGCAGTAGGCAGATCAGCGTTCCGTCAGGTACGTTTGTCGTGCCGGAACAGATCAATATCATCACTCCAGCGGGAACCAGCAATCCAGACCTTGGCACTAGGAACTCCCTGCTCCCATGCACCAAGGAGTTCCTCGACATCGTTTATGGATCTGCATCTAACACGGGGCTTCCGCGATACTTCTGTCCGTTCGATGACTACACATTCCTGCTTGGTCCGTATCCAGATGCCGCCTACACGGTGGAGATCATCGGAACCTACAGGCCAAATAGCCTTGCGGCTGGCAATCCAACCACATTCATCAGCCTGTATCTCCCCGATCTGATGATCATGGCGAGCATGATCTATGTCTCTGGATACCAGAGGAACTTTGGTCGTGCCAATGATGATCCTCAGATGGCTATCAGCTACGAGAGCCAGTATCAGGCTCTTCTGAAGGGTGCGATGGCGGAAGAGAACCGCAAGAAGTTTGAGGCTGCTGCTTGGTCGTCGCAGTCTCAGTCTGCGACTGCGACTCCGACGCGAGGCTGATCATGCCTCATGCCTCCTTCAAGCTCCTTCCGGGCGTCGATCAGAACAAGACGCCAGCCCTGAATGAAGCAGCGATCAGCGAAAGCCAACTGATCAGGTTTGTTCCTGATCGGACGCTTGGCGGTCTCGTTCAGAAGCTTGGCGGGTGGACGAAGTTCTTCCCCGACACCATCGGCAGCATCGTTCGCTGCCTATGGGCATGGGAGGACACGAATGCGAATTCGTACCTTGCCATTGGCGCGGAGGGCATTGCCGCTGGTGGTGGTCAAGCACTTGAGGTGATCAACAGCGGGGTTGATATCGACATTACTCCTCAGACTGTGGAATCTGATGCTGCGGTTGACTTTTCCACAACATCTGGAAGCAGTACAGTTACGGTTATTGATGCAAACTTTACGGTTGATGCATATGATGTAGTCAATATACAAACTCAAGTTAGTGTTGGTGGGCTTATTCTTTTTGGTCAATATGCCGTTACTCCGGTAAGCTCAACGTCATATACAATTGAGGCTAGGGATGCTCTTGGCTCCCCTTCATTTGCCACATCTACTGTTTCAAATGGCGGGGCGGTTTCAGAATATGATACAACAAGCGGAAGTGATTTTGTTGATGTGACTCTTGCGGATCATGGGTATGTGGTTGGAAGTACGTTTATCGCTCTTGTCGCAACATCTGTTGGCGGAGTTACAATTTATGGCAATTACACAGTAATTTCTGTAACCAGCAGTAGTGTGTTTACAATATCAGCAAGTACGCAGGCAACGTCTACTGCTAATGCTCTTGAAAATAACGGCGATGTTCATTTTCTATATCTTAATGGAGTTGGGCCAGTTCCAAGTGGATCTGGATTTGGTGTAGGTGGCTTTGGTGTTGGAGGATTTGGAAGCGGTATTGCTCCGTCTCCAGACCTTGGAACTCCTATAAATGCCGTGGATTGGACAATAGACAATTGGGGTGAAATACTAATTTCTTGCCCGCTCAATGGACCAATTTATCAATGGAATCCATCTAGCGGAGATTTGATTGCCATCGCAATTGCAAATGCTCCTCCGGTTAACGCAGGAATGTTTGTTGCGATGCCGCAGCGACAAATTATCTCTTGGGGATCTACATTCACGGGCATTGGAGATCCTCTTCTAATCCGCTGGTGCGATGTAAACGATTACAATTCATGGATTGCCCTGATCACTAATCAGGCTGGCTCCTATCGCATTCCCAAAGGATCTCGCATCGTTCAATGCATTCAGGGTCCGCAGCAGGGATTGATTTGGACGGATCTTGGCGTCTGGGCGATGCAGTACTCCGGTCCTCCGTATGTCTATCAGTTCAACGAGCTTGGCACGGGCTGCGGTCTGATCGGTCGCAAGGCTGCTGGTTCCATGAACGGGATCGTCTACTGGATGGGCCAGAGTCAGTTCTTCCGTCTGGCTGGGAATGGTGTTGAGCCGATCCGTTGCCCTGTCTGGGATGTTATCTTTCAGGATCTAGATACAAGCAACCTAGACAAGATTCGCATCGCACCAAATAGCCGGTTTGGTGAAATCACTTGGTACTATCCAACCAGCAGCAATGGCGGCGAAGTTAGTCATTACGTCAAGTACAACACCATCCTTGATCAATGGGACTTTGGAGAGCTTGCTCGGACCGCATGGATCAACGAATCCGTGCTTGGCCCTCCTATTGGTGCCGATCCTAATCAGTACATCTACCAGCATGAAACATCGACAGATGCCGATGGCTCTCCGATGGTTTCTTCCTTCCAAACTGGCTATTTCGCCATGACGGAAGCTGATGTTAAAATGTTCATTGATCAAATCTGGCCCGACATGAAGTGGGGCTACTACGGAGGAACTCAGGACGCAAACGTCAACATTACTTTCTACGTTACTGATTATGCTGGTCAGACTCCAATTCAATACGGGCCATACACAATGACACAGAACACCACATTCATTACTCCTAGGTTTCGGGGTCGCCTTGTCTCGATCAAGATTGAGAGCAGCGACATCGGTACATTTTGGCGACTTGGAAATATCCGATACAGGCTCCAGCAGGATGGCAGGTTCTGATGGCTAGTCTCGCCGACATTCTTACAACGCAGAAGAATGGTGTTGTTGCACTCAGCAACACCGGACTTGCCCTCACACGCGCGCAGGGAAATGCGACATCGCAGACCGTCACGACTGACACTCTAGTCATTGCCAAGGCGGGCTATCTGGTGAACGTGTGCGTTGTCGTGGCTGGGTCTGCGGTAGGATCGATTCACAACTCCTCGACCGTTGCTGGCGCGGCTGCGGCCAACGAGCTTTTTTCAGTCCCGAATACGGTTGGGATGTACCCTCTCGGTCAGGTCTTCAACTCTGGTCTGGTGATCTCGCCCGGAACCGGGCAGTCGATCAACGTGACCTACTTCGTGGGATGATGCCATGCCGCTCGACAAGGGAAAGTCTCAGAAGGTCATCAGCAAGAACATCAGCGAGCTTGTGTCAACGGGACGCCCGCAGAAGCAGGCTATCGCCATCGCTCTCAGCACCGCTAGGAAGGCGCGCGCAGAGGGTGGTCCTTTGATGGCTCCTCCGCAGCCTGCCGGTGAGCGTGTCCACACGGGGCCGATCCATAGCGCGGTTGCAGGCCGCACGGACCATCTGCCGATGCATGTTCCGTCCGGGGCCTATGTGATCCCTGCCGACATCATCTCGGCTATGGGCGAGGGGAACACGATGGCGGGCTTCAAGGTCGCCAACAGCATCTTCTCGACGCGCAAGTTTGGTGCGCCGGGCGCGGACATGGGCATGACCTCGACGGTGCCGATTGTGGCTGCTGGCGGGGAGTATGTGATACACCCAGACGATGTTGTCCGAATCGGGGGCGGCAACATGGATGCTGGTCATAAGGTCTTGGATAGCTTCGTCAAGAAGATGCGCGCCAAGACTGTCGCTACGTTGAAATCTCTCCCCGGTCCTAAGAAGGATTGAGGTAACATGCAGGATATCAAGGTCAGGGTAGGGACACCGGAAGATGTTCACGACATCATGGATCTGGCGCTGGCTGCTTGCGACGAAAACGGCTTTGTGGAGCCGAATCCGCACAAGCTTCTCGCGGAAATCTGGCCTGCCCTGAACAAGGATCGGGGCATTGTCGGGGTGATTGGCGAAAGCAGGAAGCCCGAGGGTGCTGTTTTGCTTCGCGTCGGAAACATGTGGTATAGTGATCGAGAAGTTCTGGAGGAGAAGGCAATCTTCATTCACCCAGACTACCGAAATGCAAAGGGTGGTCGCGCGCGGCGGCTTTGCGAATTCAGCAAGTCCGTTGCCGATGCTCTGGGTATTCCTCTGATCATTGGTGTATTGTCGAACAACCGGACGGAGGCGAAGGTTCGTCTCTATGAGCGACAGTTCGGCAAGCCCAGCGGGGCGTTTTTCCTGTACGGTGCGGTAACAGGAGCAAAGGAACACTAAGATGGGCAGCGGAAAGACCTCGACATCTACCCAGCAGGTATCGATTCCGCCGGAAGTTCTGGCTCGATACAACGCAGTCAATGCGCGGGCAGAGCAGGTCGCCCAGACCCCATTTCAGCGATACACAGGTGACTTCGTCGCGCCCCTTACGGGAACGCAGCAGGCAGGCATCTACGGTACGAGTGCAGCCGCCAACCTCGCGCAGCCTTTCTATGGTGCTGGCGCGGGCATGACGCTCGCAGGGGCGCAGAACGTTGGCCCCCTGACGCAGGGTCAGATTGCCTACTACGAGAACCCGTACATCGAGTCCGTCGCTCGTCCGACCTATCAGGCTCTGCGTCAGCAGCAGCAGGAAGAGATGATGGGGCAGACAGCGAATGCCATCAGGTCTGGTGCATTCGGTGGAGATCGTGCTGGGCTTGTGGCCGCGAACCTCGCGCGTCAGCAGCAGCTTGGCATGGCTCAGGCTATGGCTCCGATCTACGCTCAGGGCTATGGGCAGGCTGTGCAGACCGCTGCGGGGCAGCAGGGCGTCGTGGCGCAGGATCTCGCGCGCCAGATGGCTGCTGGGCAGCAGATTGCTGGTCTTGGCACGGGGGCGCAGCAGGCTGCTCTACAGGGCGCACAAGCGCAGCTTGCGGCTGGCACGGCAGAGCAGCAGACGCAGCAGGCTGATCTCACCGCTCGCTACAACCAGTTCCTTCAGGAGCAGGGCTACCCGTTCCAAGTCGCGCAGTTCCTCGCGAACATCGCGATGGGTACTGGTGCGCTTTCTGGAAGCACCACAACAACCCAGCAGCCGTCGAGCTTCTTCTCGGATCGTCGCCTCAAGGACAATGTCGAGGAGATCGGCAAGCTAAAGGACGGGCAGAAGCTCTACCGCTACACGATGGCGGATGGCAGGACGCATATCGGTCTCATGGCCGATGAGGTCGAGAAGCATCACCCGGACGCTGTGGGCCTCGCTGGCGGGTACAAGACCGTGGACTACCGGGCTGCGACAGATGACGCTGCTCGCCACAAGAAGGCTTATGGTGGCGGTCTCGCGCCTTCGTCTGAGGGTGGCGCAGTCACTCCCGACATGGCGGGGCTTGGCTTCGCGCGCGGCGGGGGCATCGATGACATCCGGCGGATGCTCACCATGCACCGCGAGATGTATCCATATGGTCATGTTGGCCTGTATGGAAATCCCGATGCGCGCAAGGGTCCGTATAGCAGCACGATGCGGGAGATCAACGTCCCGAGCCGTCCGCTGGCCCCCATGACGATCACGGTGCGCCCGCTGAACTACGCTGCCGATGTTCCTGCTGGTGTTCCTCAGTACGCCTCTGGTGGCGTGGTTGGATACTCGCAGGGTGGTCTTCCGTACTCCGAGGCGAGCGAAGAGTACGTCCCCGAGGATATCAGCAAGCCGATGACACCGGCTTCCCTGAAGCCTGCTGGTGGATCTACAGGCCCCGTCCAAGACCCGACCGTTCGCGACCTGATGCAGATTGGGCGTATGGCTGCGTCGCTGTACAGCGGGATGCCGTTTGCTTCTGGCGGGGTTGTTCCTCGCATGGCCGATGGCGGTCCTATGGATCTGGACCGTGTCCTCGCCATGCAGCAGCAGATGTACGGCTCGATGGGTCGTCCCTCTGGGCTGAACATTCCTGCTGGACAGGCTCGCGATCCCGTCAAGTCGATGGAGTTGATGCGCCCCGCCAAGGCTCCTGAGCCGGTCAAGACTGGCCTTCAGGAGCTTCAGGAGTCTGCCGAGCGAGGCCAGAAGGCGTATCAGATGGCTTCTGGTGCGTATGGAGCGGGCAAGACTGCTCTGGTTGGCAAGGCTGCTGTGCCTGCTTCTGGCAGCACTCCCGCACAGCCTGCGATGCCCGGTCTTGTTGGCTCTGGCGGCAACCTGAACATGCAGCAGAGCATTCTATCCAATCCCAGCCGTTTCAGGGAATGGCTCCCTAGCTTTGCATCTGGTGGTGTTGCTGGTCGTCTTCACTATCAAAATGCCGGATATGTTCCTAGCGAAAGGGAACTAGAACTAGAAAATCAGCTAAGGGGCGATCTTGGGGTTCCACAGATTATTTCTTCTCCGCCTTCTCAGCCAGCGGCTCAAGAGAACAGAATTAGGATTGTAAATCCAAATTCTGCTCCCGTGGAGGCTACATCCGGTCAAGTCATTTCAAGCCCAGCTACAGAAATTCAAAATACTCAAACTCCGAATGGAGTTGCTGG